CCACAACCCGACGCCCGAAATACTTTTCAGGCAATCCCTTGCGGAATACAGCCGACACGTTGAAGCCATTTTCCAGAGCCAATAGCGCGCGCTTATCGTTATCCTCACACAGCGAATACGTGAGGTGATAGTTGCTAGGCCACTCGCCCATTGCGCGCCGATTGTGTCGCTTTGTGTAATCGTAGAATTGGACTTGCGAGAATGCTTCCATGAGATGCGCGCGACCGCTCGCGGTCCTGACACGTTCCCAAGGAATGTCACTCGTGCCATTGAGGCGAACGCAAGGCGTCAAACCGATACGGTCTGCCTTGCGAACGAACGCGGCGATTTCCTTTTCGAGTTGCGCCATAAAGCCGAGGCGATCCTCGAAATACCATTGAGTTTTCGCAATGCGCGAGCGTTGAATGGCGTTCGTGCTTTCGCCTTTCTTAATGATCCCCGCGCGCCCCGCTGTATTGAGGCATGCCTTGCGGCAACCCGCAGAAGCCATAGGACATACTTCGTATCCGCTGAGATCAGCCGGAGCGAGGTATAGAACGGCGGTGAGGTACCCCTTTTTCTGACCTTTGACGGTCTTAGGGTTCGCATCGATGTTTAAGAGTTTCTTAGGTCGCATCGGTCTCTCCAGATATGCGTTAGGACTTGGTAAGAGACACGACGCGCGCCGTGTCCCTTATGACGCCCTAAAGCGTCTTTTTCACCGGCCTACCTTTCAGGCCATGCCCCGCCGGTCCCGTTCGCTTTTTCAGACCCTCACTAGGTACAGGTCACAACGTCCGTGCGGTGAAGCGTGTCTCGTGGACTTGGTTAGCCTGACGCCTTCGCTTCGTTGGCGTGTTGATGAGCCTTATATGGTAATACCGTTTCCGAGGTCAACCCGTAAACGGTTAAATAATGAAAGAAAATGCAAAAGGTGAGCATTCTTGCGGGATACCGAGGCAATCTTTTTTCGTGCTGGTACTGATTTACGCGGGTTCGGTTAGGTCACATTGAGGTGAAGTGTGCATTGCGTGTCGCGGCGGGAATGTCGCCTAGTGTGTCCCAGTGTGTCGGTGTGTGTCGGTGTGTGTCGCAAGGTGCGGCGACGTGAAGCACGAAAACAACCGATCACGCGAGCGCGCGCGGACATAACGAGCGAAGGCGCAAAGCATGCCGATCAGGATACATAATCCCGTTCCAATCGCAGGACCGTGCGGCGCATGGCGTGTCTCGTGACGTAGCACGTGACGTGAGGCGCTTTTCGTGCGGGAAACGAGGGGGCCAGGGGGGTAACTCGCCCATCCTTATATTATGATGCCCCTTCACAAATCTTTACCGAACATTTTGGTTCGTGCTACAACCCCCACCGCGCAACAAAGGGGAACGCAATGACGACCGAAGATGACAAGAAGCCCGGTAAGGAAAGTTGGAAGTTCACGATGCTGTGGTTCGGGTTCTTCTACCTGCTATTCGCCGGGGTCTTCGCGGCCATTGCGATCCTGTTCTAAGAGAAAGGAACTTGAAGATGGCCGAATGGGTTCGCATAGACAGAACCATAGGGACTGACACGTCAGTCATGGACGTTCCCGGAGGGTTCTTGTTTCAGACACTTTACAAGCGTGAAGGCGGTAATACGTCAACGATGGTCTTTGTGCCACTCGATGATGAAGCCGAGAAACGTAGGTGGTTGAACAGTGCCTTGGTCGACTTTGAAGGTAAAAAAGGGAAGCGTGACGAGACCTAACAAAGATTTAATATCGCGTAGGTCTTGAAATCGAGAAGATCGTCCCTATCTTTTACCTTAAGGTATATAGAGGTACCTAAAGGTAGACCTAATGGTAATCCTTACTCTTACCTTACCATTACCCTAATAAAGAACCTTTAGGTCTACCTTTAGTAATCATTGAGACAGTGGTCTCGCATTGAAGGATTTGGATTGAGGTCTGGCTTTGGTGGATGTATTCATCCCCGAACCTCTCCCAATCGCTTTCTTCATCTTCTTCAATTCGTCTTCCAATGCCTTGTCGTCTTCTCTCGCCCGAGACTTCTCGGTATCGATAGCCATGAGATCGATGTACCACTTCACACCCATCCCAAGCACGTCGATCCTATCGTCCTTCGCAAGGGCACCCTTCTCTCGGGTGATCCTGGTCATCTGATAGAACAGCGAATACTGGTGACGTCGCTCCTCAGGGATACCTTCAGGGGCGCTGTCGTAATCCGCTTCGATCACGCGAGGGTCCACAACGAGCCTGTGAGAGTTCATGAGAGGCTCAAGGGCGTCGATACAGCGTATCTCCTTCTGCACGTTCGGAACTCTCAGTCCCTCGACGTTGCACTTGCGGTATCGCGCCATGACAGGCGTGAGCAGTTGGGTGAACATACCATCACCGAAGTTGTCCTCAGCGATACAGTCCGTGACCTTCCACTTTTCAGCGAGCTTCGCGAGAGGGACCAGGACAGTGTCCTCGTCGTACCCACCGGCGAATGCACCAGCGGCCATGAGGAACACGCGACCGTACATGAAATACAAGACGCACCAGGCAGTCTCGTCCTTACCGCGCCCGGAGGGATCGATGAACATCGCGCGGCCTTTGTAGCCGGAGAGCTTCATGTCGTTCTTGTTGAGCATGGGAGCGTGGTAGTTGTCTCCCGGCATCCCGACGTTCGGCAGGTCGCTCAGGACGTAGTCAGCCGCACCGGCCCACGCCATGTCGACGGGAGCCTTCTCAGGATCGAGTGGGTACACGATCAGGTCGTGGAGCTTCAGCGGATACTTGTCGGCATCAGAGAGCCGCGTGTCCAGCATGAACTGGAGCGCGAAGCCTGAGCGGCCATAGGAGACCCGGCGTTCCTGAAGGTCTAGCTCATCGAACCGTAGAGGATCGACAGGTGTCTTCGCAGGGACACCCTCGTCAATCTTCCGCTGGATCATCTCAGCCAGTGTGCCGCCGTAGTTCATCCTCTGCTTTTCGTTAGGGACTTCAGCAGGCCATATCTTCGCCACGTACCCACGCTTCATGAGTTCGTTGTAGATCGACATTTCAGTTTGAGGTGTGCCGAGGTAAACGATCTCACCACCAGGTTTGATGATGGCGTCGAACTCCTTGACTTGCTCCGCGAGCTTGTCGCGTTGGAGTTGGGTCATCGAGTTCTTCGGGATTTCCACGTCGTCAGCCACGATCAGATCGGCGCGCGATCCTGTAAGCTGCCCGGTGATCCCACGGGACGCCACTGAGGGCGCTTGGTCAGGCGATGCGCCCTTCACGTCGAACGCAGGGTTGGCCGTGCGTTGTTCGTCGGAAGGGTACAGGTGCTTCACAACTTCCCACTCGAACAGAATGTGCTTCACGAAGGTTGAGAAGTTATCTGCGCGCGTCCCGGATGCGGACACCACGAGACACTTGAGGTTGATGTTGCAGAACAGTTTCCAGATCACGAACGCTGCCGTGATCCATGACTTGCCCACACCTCGGAAGGCCATGATGATCTTCCGGCGAGGCCCGTGTTGCAGGAAGTATGCTATGTCGTATTGCACGGGCGTTGGATCAGGGAGGCCGAGGAACTTCCAGAGAGCGAATAGGAACTTGCGGAAGTCTTCTACGAGAGGATGAGGGGAGGCACTCAAGTGTTTTGCTCCCTCTCGCGGGTCGCAAAGCAGACGCCGGTGAGTTCGCGCACGTTCGTCGCGTTCCTCAAGCGAACCGCCAGGGCCACCTGGGACGCCACACGATGACACTCCTCTTGGGTTGTTACCCTCGCGATCATACAATCAGCAGGGGCATTATATAGCTGCCAGCACATGACCAGCACCCATATTGAGTTCATGTCGATTCTTTCCGTGATTTTTCCCGATCCTGGTAGGGGTCTACTCATTTCCGGTATGATCCCGGCATCGAGTAAAACCCCTATTCAGGAAGCTCCTGAGAGAGTCTCAGAGCTATATCGGTTCGATATATCTTATTGGTTGTGGATAGGAACCACTTTCCCGTCTTCATCGAAGTCGGGGAGGTTGCCCAGGACACCGTCGAGAGCCTCTTTGGCAGCTTCGGGTGTCTCCCAGGATACGTCATGATCCTTGAGGAACTGACGGACCACGTTGAGGTCGGAGGCGGTGAGATTGTCTTTGTCCTGAAGTTTATCTTCAAGAGCTTTGACGAATGCCTCCATGAGGTCTTCTTGTTTCATTATGGAGCTACAAAATCCAGATAGTAACCGTGGAGTTCGTTTGAGTTTCCAAGGTCGTTAATATCGAAGGTTTGGTTGGCGGGGGTCGAGTTCATGATCACGTATCCCATGCCGACCTCGCGTTGGAACGCAGTGCCGTCGAAGGGGTCCGTGCTGAATGAACTAATTGATCCGTTGGTTCCGCCGAACCCTAACATGAGGGTAGGGGCGGTTCCCCCACTTGACGTTACGGTTCTCGCGGAGGGGTTCCCTGCGGTGCTCGTCCATTGCTCACTCTGAACATCAGCCGAACTGAACGCAGCACACTCAACGTCAGGCCGAAAGACCATGACGATACAGTCTTCCTGATTGTTAGCGTTCAGCCCCGTAACTGTAGCACCACTGTCGGCTGCGTTGGTAAGCTTCTTCGAGCATGTGATGTAATCAGGGTTTGCGCTGTTTTGGTAGGTGAGTTCTGTCCAGCCGGAGGGAATGACTTTCGTAGGGTTCGAGCGCCCACGGGAGACGAAGATGCCAATGTCGTTGTCCTGTACTGTAGGCATTGTCAGCGACAGAGTGCCTTTGGCGCTGTTGACGAACGATATCGAAGTAGGACCGCCTCCTCCGGCAGCTACGATACCTTTCGCCGGGGGCATAAACAGGGGCATTACGTCACCGCTGGCCAGTGAATAGGATCGGTATAGTTCATGGGGATCACCCCACCCTTCAAGACCGCTCCAGCGTCGAGAACCGCGACGATGTAAGCCCAAGCGGCCTCAATCTCGTCCTTGCGGGTCTGTTCTGCCACCGAGAGCCCACCCTTTTGCGTAAAGAGATACAGAGCCTCGGTGATCATGTTCAATTGGGTGCCATAGTCCCACCTGTTCCAAATGAGATCGGAAGCCCAAGCGTTGACGTCGTCGTCCGTAGGGCTAGAGGTCTGCACGTAGTTCTTGGTGAGCGTCAGCGTGACGTCCCCGTCGAAGTCGAACACATAGGTGTCGTCCCATGAATAGAACTGCGACGGGGGGTTATCCACGAGGATCACGTTGACCACTTTGTAGTCACCTTCGGTGAACCCCACGTTCACCGGGGAGACGCTAATCAGCCCCTTGTGGTGAACGCGCTTAGGGAGTACGCCCCAAGGTCCATCGAAGATTGTGTTGGTTGCTGTGTTGATGATAGCGAAGTTCATGGTCAATCCTTATTGCATCGCTACGACGTGAAGATGCGAGTGATCCACGGAACCGTCGCTAGAAGTCGTGGCGTAACAAATGAAGTCATGGTTGGCGGTGTTCGTGAACGGATCACCGGTCACAGCGTCCCAGTTCGTGGTTGTGATTGTACCAGGGGCACCATCATTTTCGACGAACAGGATTATGGAACCATGAGCCGTATCGGGGTTCAGCGCCCAAGTGCCGGAGGCATTGGTCACGCGCTGCATAGGCCGCGCGCCATAATCGAGCGTGTAGGCCGTGGACTTGTTCCCCTGATCGAGGATAGTCACGTTGGCCCCGCCTGTGATCGTTTGATCAGCGACGTCCAGCTTGGCAGCATTGGTTAGACCCAACACCGACAAGGATGTAGCAACGCTCATAACTTCAACGTCGCCAGTACCGGCTGTATCACGTCCGAGGAAACTGTTGGTCGCCATGTGTGCCATCTTGGCAAGCGTGACGGCTTCGTCTGCGATAACGGTCGCACCGTCTCCGGTCGAAGTAACATCACCGGTATGGTTCGGGTGCGAATAGTTATTGGCACCGTCTGCCACGTTCAGGAGTGTACGTGCAGTAGCAGGCGATAAAACTTCAGGAGCACCTGAGCCTGCCGTGTCTCGACCGAGGAAGCTGTCGGTAGCCATGTCGGCCATCTTCGCCAGCGTCACGGCGGAGTTTGCGATTACCGTCGCACCATCACCTGTAGACGTTACGTCGCCCGTGTGGTTCGGGTGGGAGTAGTTATTGTACGTGCCGAAGTCAGAGATATCAGCTTCGACAAGCGCACGGCTTTCAAAGTCAACACCATCCGCAACAAGCACGTTTCTGTTTGTGACGCCGGAAGTGTTGACGTCGGACAGTTCGTTCAACTGTGTGGCACCACCACCAGCGGTGAGGTCATTCCACACTGCGGAGGAAACGGTTGCATCCACGCAGACGTAGGACTTGTCACCAGTGGTATCGATCCACAGCGAGCCCACGGCGTACCCTGAGCCACTATCATCGGTCCCGACGGGAGCCGTGGTGGCTGAGAGGTTATGCTGCAAGAGGCTGTATGCTCCTGCGCCTGTACGGATCATAGCCCCGGCGTTCGAGCCGGAGATATCGCTGTCCATAATGGCACCAGCAGCAGCTACGTTGGTAGCGTCAGTGACGTCAGCGGCGGTTTCGATACCGTCCAGCTTCCCACCGTCGACACCTACGTCACGCCCATCTACGTTGCCGGATACGATAATGTCCCCGGTAATGTTTAGATCGCTATCGAACTGGAACTCACCAGTACCTTTGGAAGCGAAGCGCATGTGTTCGTTGACGCCCCCGCCATTGATATATATGAGGGGGCCTGTTCCAGATGCTCCGGGCTCTATCTTGACGCGGGTGCCTGAGGTACCTGAGCCATACTCCAGAACAGTAGTAGAACCGATCTTTACTTCGGAACCGTCCGACACTGTGATGTTACCACCGACAGATAGAGCGTCAAAGAACCCGTTAGCGAAACGAGTTCCCGTAGCACCAATGTTGCGCGTACCGTCAGCATCAGGAATGATGTTGGCGTTGACAACGTCGGACCAAAGGTCACCTCCACCACCACCAGCAGTAAGATCGTTCCACACTGCGGCAGATGTAGTAGCATCCACGCAGATGTATGACTTGTCACCGGTAGTATCGATCCACAACGAGCCCACTGCGTAACCGGAACCGGTATCGTCAGTGGTCGTTGGGGCCACAGTGGCCGCGAGGTTGTGCTGGAGTAAGCTGTAGGTTTCCGAACCTGTACGGATCAACGACCCGGCATTGGTGCCGGATACATCCGAGTGCATCACTGCACCCGCAGAGTTCACGTTGGCCGCGTCGGTTACGTCAGCACCATCTTCTACGTTCAGCATAGAGAGGGCTGTTGCCTTGTTGAGAGACTCAATGTCTCCCGTGCCAGCGGTGTTCCTTCCGAGGAAAATCTGACTGTCAATCGCAAGCATCTTAGCAACCGTCACCGCGCGAGCAGCAATAGCCGTTGCACCGTCACCAGTGGACGTAACGTCCCCCGTATGGTTCGGGTGAGAATAGTTATTGGCTCCATCGGAGACGTTCAATATGCCGCGAGCCGCAGCCGCAGAGAGAACCTCTACGTCGCCGGTCGCCGCTGTATCACGTCCGAGGAAACTGTCGGTCGCAATGTGTGCCAACTTGGGCAGCGTCACGTTCTCATCAGCGATCTTCGCCGTGGTCACCGCGTTGTTCGCGATCACCGTTGCGCCATCGCCGGTCGACGTCACGTCGCCGGTGTGGTTCGGGTGTGAGTAGTTGTTGGCACCGTCAGAGACGTTCAGTATGCCACGTGCGGTAGCCGCTGAGAGAACCTCAGGGTCACCGGTCGCAGCCGTGTTACGTCCGATGAAACTTGCGGTGGCCATGTCAGCCATCTTCGCAAGTGTCACCGCGTTGTTCGCAATGACTGTCGCGCCGTCACCAGTGGACGTTACGTCGCCGGTATGGTTTGGATGCGAGTAGTTGTTGGCACCGTCCGCGACATTCAGTATGCCACGAGCGACAGCCGCAGAGAGAACCTCAGGGTCACCAGTAGCCGCAGTGTTCCGTCCAAGGAACGACGCGGTAGCCATGTTGGCCATCTTCGCCAGGGTGACAGCATCGTTGTCAATGTCACCTGTGGCGACCGTTCCCTTCGCAGCGAGTGCGCCGCTGTCTGTTACGTCAGCGAGGGTGTGCGAGTGGCCAGTCGATTCGATACCAGCGTTCGTCTTGAAGTCCGATATGAGAACCTTCTCGGAGGCGTTACCGCCCGACGCATCCACGATTGGGACGAAGTCGGATGTTGCGCCGCCGGTAGCGTCGGTTGGGAGTTCGTTGAGGCTCACAGAGAGCGTTGCGTCACCGTTGGCACCACCGTCCGCAATGTCCACGCCCGTACCACCGACCAGGCGGCGTTCGTTCGTGAGCGTTGGGTTGAGGGTGAGCACCAGGTACTCAGCATCGTTGACCGCCGTACTCGCGGTGAGGTCGTTCCACACCGCAGCGCCGGTCGAGGCGTCCACGCAGAGGTATGACTTGTCGCCGGTAGTGTCGATCCATACAGAACCAATACCGTAACCAGCCACACCATCGTCGGACACACCTGGCGCTGTAGTAGCGGCGAGGTTCGACTTAACGACGGTGTAGGTTCCGGCTGCGGTCTTCCGCATGAAACCTTCGGTGGCCGTGAAGTCGCTATCCATGACAGCGTTAGCAAATATGAGATTGCCCGATCCGTTGCCTTGGATCACCTGACCGTTCGCGCCCTGATTATCCGGGAAGTTGTTCCCGTCAATCTGAACGCGCCCTGCACCATCAGGAGTGATGACGATGTTTGCACCACCAGTTGAGATGATGGAGTTACCGTTGGTGTCGAGGTTGCCGCCAAGCTCTGGCGTTGCGTCTTCGACGACGTTGGCTATACCACCACCTGCACCGGCAGTGATCTCGGTCCAGACCGCTGCGCCGTTCGTTGTGTCTAAGCAGACATACGCCGTGTCGGCGGTCGTGTTGATCCAGATGGAGCCGACCGAATATCCGGCGGCTGCGTCACTCGTTACAAGCGGGTTGGTCGATGCGTTGAGGTTGGTCTTAATGACCACATACGCACCGGCACCGGTCTTCCTCATGATCCCTTCGGACCCTGAGAAGTCGCTATCCATAACTGCGCCAGCAGCGCCAACCTTAGCGGCGCTCGTGATCTCAGAACCGTCTTCGACGTTGAGGATCGTGCGAGCTTCCGCAGCAGTCATTGCGGCGATGTTGCCGGTCGACTTGCGGCCAAGGAAGCGGCTCGCAGCGACGGCCAGGGGTAGCGGGGTGTTGTCAGCGTTTGCAGCAAGGATCGTGTCAGCGTTGAAGTCACTTTCCATGACCGCGCCAGCGGCGTCGACATTGGCTGCGTCGGTTACGTCGGCAGCGGTTTCAACACCATCGAGCTTTGCACCGTCTACGGACGGATCGCGTCCATCGACTGTGAATGCGCCAGTGACGAGGTTGCCCCCAAGTTCCGGCGTGGTGTCGTCTGAGAGGTCCGCCATACCACCGGATGCTGTAAGGCTCTGCCAAACAGCGGCACCGTTCGTGGCGTCCAGGCACATGAAGGCTTCGTCGGAAGTTAGGTTGACCCAAATGGATGCAATGCCGTAACCGGCGGCTGCGTCGCTTGTCACGAGGGGGTTCGAGGTGGCTACAAGGTTCGTCTTGACCACCGTGTACGTGCCAGCGCCGGTCTTCCGCATGATCCCTTCGGACCCTGAGAAGTCACCGTCCATGACAGCACCGGTAGCAGCGACGTTCGTTGCGTCGGTTACGTCGGCGGCAGCTTCGATACTGTCGAGCTTCGCACCATCAGTCGCAATGTCGCGGGTGTCGACCGTACCGAGCAGCGTTACGTTGCCGTTCTTATCCACCGCAAACTGAGAAACTCCGGCCTTGAGAAGGTCAAGGATTTTCGAGTCGGCGTGACTTGCGGTGTCAGTCACGTTCATTTTGATAGCGTTGAACACCGTTGCGACGTTGTTCCACGTATCAGTTAGGTCAAAGATGTTTCTCGTAGTCATTTACACTCGGGTTATTACGTTGGGACCAAATCGCGTTACGACTTCGTTGCCTGCGCGGTCTAGGACAGCGCGATCCGGGGTGGCTCCAGGGTCAGGAACCCCTTTGCCCGTGATGATGTCGCGGACAGTTGTGTCACCCCGTAGGATCGGGCGGCAGGCATCCCTTATTTGGGAAGCCATTAGATACCTGTGATAGCCGCGCTGACGTTGCCGCTAGTCCACGAGGATATGTCAGCCTTCATCTGCGGGAAGGCACCAACAATATCAGCGTCGGACGCTGTGTACGACTTGATGAGTTGCCAGGTGAAGCTAGAGGACATTCGTCCGTACACGTCCACTTGAGCGGTGCCTTCGATCTCGACCTGTAGGACGCGCTCCATAGAGGCACCCATTTGGTCACTGACGCTTACGATCTGATCAGTAGTGACCGCCGCAACGTCATCCAAAAGAATGATCATGGTTGCTCCTTAGTGAGGTTTGATGAGGCCGAGGTAGGTACCGGCGACCATGACGAAAGCAGCGAGTGCCGCGTACGCGCCGGTAGCTCGTGCCTTGAAAGATTCGAGAACTGTGATACGGGCGTTGGTTTTCTCGCGGTAGCCCTCTGTGGAGACGATGTTCTCCTTAAAGAGTTCTTTGAGTTCACCCATGTCTTCACGTATCGCGTCTAGCTTTTCTTCGTGACGAGCTTGCGTGACTAATATGTCCACGTGTGTGGGAGTTTCCATTAGTCTCGCACCTTGATGATCTTGTTAAGCACCTGTGCCGGAGGCATGGTGCCGAACGCGGAACCTGTACCCTCGGTGCTCGACTCAGCGAGCGTTGCATTTCCAGAGGCAGCTTTCATTTGGTACCGGTGGTTTGCATCAGCATCCGGTAGGTTGTCTGAAGCAGCCGAACCGGTAGCACCAACTTCACTGGCGGTAGAGCCAGCCGCAGTCGTTGTAAACAGCTTGTGATCGTGAGCAGGGAGTTCGGTCGTGGTGAGCGTTGTGTCTTGCGACCCACCCGTTGCACCGAGCGTTGCACCATCGATGCCACTTCCGCCGGTCGTGACGCGAGAAGCAGCAGAGCCACCCATGTCGTCTTGACCAACCGACACCCGACCGCGAAGGTCAGGGAGGTTGAAGTCTGCGGCACCAGCGCCGCCATAGGTCGTACCTATAGCGGTGAATAGCGCAGCGAGTGTAGTATCACCAACACTGTCCATCGAGTCGCCATCACACCAATCCCAATTGTTACCAGCGGGGAGAGTGGAACCGGCGTAGTCGACAACGGTACCGATGGGCGGTACGCCTTGTACGTCCACAGCGGGGGTAATTGTTCCCCCACTGATGGTTCCACCGGTGATCGTTACGGAACTCGATGCCTGCGTTGCGATGCTCCCAAGTCCGAGAGCAGTGCGAGCAGCCGTGACGTCAGCCACAGCAGCGAAGGTGTTACGGAAGAATGCGCCGAGAGCAACAGCCCAGGACCACGTTCCGTTCTCCGCCATGACAACCTTGAAGTCGTCGGCAGGATCGTTCGGGGTCGTGACGTTACCCGCAGCGGCCACAACGGCGTCAAGTTGGCTTTTGGTAACCGCGTGATTTGACGCAGTACCATCAACCAAATCCTTGAGCTTCTTGGTTCCAGCGGAGAGGGCACCGTCCGAGTCCAGCGTGATGTTCGAGGCGTCG